TTATTCATAATTTAAGTCCTTTTTTAATTGATTATGGTACCATTATACACTGTTTTGACCCGCTTGTGTGGAAAGTTATTGGTCCAGATGCGGCGAGTTGGTGTGCCAGAGAATGTATTGCCAGTGTTGATGTTGCGGGGTGCGGTACCCCGATAGAGCAGTTATACGATTTCTGAAAAATTATTTTTCTTAGTAAATTGTATTTTTTGTTCCATTTTTGATTCAAGAACATCAGGCTTATGCGATATAATAAATGTGTTTGTACCTTTCTCTAATGTCTTTAAGATCTTCATTAGATTGTCTGTACCTTCATCATCAAGAGATGAATCGAATGTCTCATCAAGGATGAGGAGATTGGTGTTTGTAGAGTTCTTCATCTTTGCTATTTGTCTCCATGCAAAGAGTAGACTTAAATCAATACGCATCTTCTCACCTTCTGAGAAGTTAGCATATACAAATTCGTCCCTATGTCTTGACTTAATTGTCTCTTCAAAGTTCTCATTGAGGTGAAATGCCACAAAAAACTCAAGTGTCTGGAGGTATTTATTGATCAGGGCATTCATGGCAGGTAAGTATTCTCTGATAATTTTCGTTCGAATACCTGTGTCCTTGAGCATCTCAGCGGCAATATCGTTGTATAATATCTCATCCTGAGCTTCTGTGAGGTTATCTTGTATATCAATGAGATCATAGGTCATATCCACGAGCTCTTTAGCTGGAGTATCAATATCAACTTCTTTTACTTGTTTATTCACTAAAGCAGTCATATTGCTTGTGTAGGTTGATATGTTTGTGTTTATATCTGCCATCTCTGAGATCTGTATCTGCACATCTTCTAATGTTTTAATAGTCTCATCATACTTTGTTTGATTTAACTCTATGTCTTTTTGTGTTTGTTGGGCTTGTGTGCGTACATCCGTTAGCATAGAATTCTTTACACTCTCACTGATCTCTTGAGTACATGTAGGGCAAGCAGTATTTACTTCAAAGAATTTTGCTTTGCCAACAAGCTCTTTCATTGAATGTGAGTGTCTACCTTTCTCAGTAGTTAAGCCTTCTCTGACTTTCCTCAAGGAATTGAGACTGCCGCGTAAGCCATCCGGATATTTATCTAAATCAGATTTTAGAGAAGCTACCTTGTCTTGTGCTTCTTTTATCTCTTCATTAAATGATTTCTTTGCCTCTTCATTAATTGATTCTAATTGTGTTATGTGTTTTTTCTGATATTCTATTTTGTCTTTTTGATTAACTGATGCAGTATATGAATTTTTTGCCCATTCTTTTGCTTGAGCATTACGTATCTTTAATGCAGCTTTCATCTTAGAGAACACACTAATATCCAATAGATCTTCAATGACATCTCTTCTATCCCAGGCCTTGAGTTGCATGAATGGAATAAATGAAGATGATCCTAATACCACAATCTGATGGAATGATTTATGATTAAGCTTTAATATATTTTGCTCTAAGAACTTTTGATAATCTCTTACGTTTGTTTGTTGATCTATCATCTTGTCATTTTGATAGACTTCAAACTTATTTGGTTTAATACCACGTAACACTTTCCAAGAGTGGCCAGCAGTATCGAATTCTATAGTAACCTCACAACCTTTACCATTCACCGAGTTAACTAAGCCACCTCTCTTGACATTACGATGAGGCTTATTAAATAAAGCAAAGGATATGGCATCTAATATGGTGGACTTACCTGTACCATTAGTACCTACAATAAGAGTTGATCTAGATCTATTAAGATCTATTTTTATTGCGTTGTTACCGGTTGAGAGAAAGTTTTTGTATGTGAGTTCTTTGAATAATATCATGGGTATATTATAACACAATAAACACTAAAGTACATACTTATACTTCTGAATTTTGTATGTTATTTATTGCTTCTGGTTGAGGTAAGACACTAGGATCGATAACAAACATCATATCCAATCCAATACTTTTTACTTGTTGTAAAAAGTGATCACAGCTATTATATAGTTGCGCAGCAAATAAACCAGTTTGGAAACTCATATCCATATGCATTTCCTCTGGATCTATTTCATGTTTTTTAATTGCTAGTGCCATAAAATATTTGCCTTGTACTGATAACTCACCACAATTCATATGCCAATATTCTATTCCACCTAATACCATAAGCACCAGAGACTTGTCTTCAAAGTATTGTCTATACTTTTCTTTATCTAAATCTTCTGTTTTTGTTTCTACTATTGTTTCGTTTACTTCAGTAAGAACTTCAGACACACTTGCTGTGTCATCAGTTACAATTTCTACTACCTCAGGCTTCGGGCTGAAGTCTGTCCATATTTGTTCAGCCCAAGCCAGTATTGGCAATAAGGTTAATATTAATACTATCCTCTTATTTCGTCGCATGATAAATCGCAAGCTGGAGTTTCGATAACAACTGGGTCACTACCTACACCAACTAATCCTTTCGCTTTTTCCATTTGGTCGGATAACATAGAGCATCCGGTTACATTAAATAATACTATAAGACCTACTACCACAAGTGCTAGTACTGTCCATCTACTTTTAGAAACTTTTTTCATTTTCATTATTGTATCTCCATATCTATGGCATCATTATAGAGACTGTTCATCAGTGTCTTGAGCTTATCTTTATCAAGATCTGTATTCACACCATCTATATAACTTGCCATTAAGTCTGTTGTATTTTCTACATCTTCTATATTAGTGAGTACATTCTCACCTAAGAACTCAGAGAAATTTTCAGCTATCTTTAAATCGTGTGTATCTAGCTCTGATATTCGTTCAATAAATTTGTCAAACATGAATGGGTTAGACTTATTCCCTACAATTACTTTAACAAATTTGCCCGTAAGTGTATTTATATCATAATTTGTGTAATCTGTGTCCGTATCATCATAATATATTTTCTCAAATAACGTGAGCGGATTAGGTATTGCTTCTATTGTTTGTGTATCAGTATCGAATACATGGAAGTATTTCTGATCACCAGCATCTGCCCATGTGAATTCCATTTGACATCCTAGGTATCTGATATTAGCCTGTTGAGATGAAGCGTGATAATGACCTGATAAACATAAGTCAAAGTGAGAAAAAGGTTCTACACCCATACCATGACCCATAGGCTGTTTAATACCTCTCATCATTTCAAAGCCTTGTAACTCTAAATGGCCCATCATAATACCTTTATTACTCGCTAAGAAATTCATAGAGCTTTCATAATTCTCTGGATTAATCCATGGTACTAAATGTACATCACATCCATCATAGTTTAACGTTGATGGTTTCATAATGATATTGATATTGCTTGTATAATAACCTAATAGTTCTTTTAGTGAACAGAGATCATTTGTGTTCTTATGGAATACATCATGGTTACCTGGAATAATATCCATGGTCATACCAGCTTGTTTCATAGGCTCAAGGAAATGTCTGCGGTTAGCATGTAAAGCTTTAAAGTTTACAAATTTCCTATGGTCATAATAATCACCGAGATGTATAATATGTTTTATATCATTGTCTTTACAAAATGGAAAGAACACTTGCTCATAAAACCTCTCTTGAAAGTCTATGAATATCTGTGAACTATTCCTTACACCACAATGTGTGTCATTTAATAAAGCTATCTTCATCGCCAAGCATCTCCTAATAACCAAACAACTAAACTATATCTTGTGCCTTTTGTTACTTTATTTACCTTATGCCATCTATCTGATGGGAATACTGATATTGAACCAGCGGTTTGTAATTTAGCAAGTTGTTGTGGATCTCTTTTCCAATAATCTTTTTCAGTATCAAGATACATTTCTCCACCTTCATAATCATCATTAAGGTTTACGGTGATACTTAGCTTTCTTATTTTACCATCTTCACGCCATGGAATAGCAGTATCACGATGCCATCCATAATGGTCACCTTTCTTATATTTAGTAAACTGAATTGCTTGTGCTGGTTCCCATTGAAAATTCCAGCCAGCTTCTCTATTGGCTGTATCAACATATGGTTCTAACATTTGCATTACCCATGGATCATATAACCATGCAACTTCAGATTTTCTAAGCTTATTTACAGTATCTTTATTTGTTGCTGCTGTTACAGTAACTTGATCATTACCGTAATCGATTAGTTGTTTGCATTGTTCTTTTGAAAATGCTCCTTCAAATGTCCATGCGTTATTCTTTAATCTCATTTCTTAACTCCTTGTTTATATCTATAGCTTTTTCTAAAAGCTTTAATGGTGATCCAGTATTGCGTGCAAATCTAGTAAACGCATTAGTATCTTTTGGAAAACATTTACCGCCAAATCCGTATTTTAAATCTGGACCAGGAACGTGTATGTGACTTTTACCGATACGCGGATCCGCAGATATAAGTCTGGTTAATTCCCAAAAAACTGTTTCTGTATTTCTGTCATCGACTCCACCATTATATAAACTACTTAATTCATTAAAAAATACTACTTTCATAGCAAGGAATGAATTGACTGCATATTTAACAAATGCTGCATTTCTCATTGTTGTCCAATCAACATCAAGAGTTTCTACACCAGCATATTCAAATACATGATACCAATATCTACCTGCATACCGACTACATCTTTTACTTTCACCGTATATAGCAAAAGGTTGTCTAAGAAATTGTTGTGGGCCATCTGCTTCTACTAAAAACTCTGGGCTATATGTGATAGCGTCATCATCTTCATTTTCAAGTAAGACAGCTAGTTCAATAGATATAGTTGACTTAATTAATATTGGCGAAGATACTTTTTGAAATCTTATCTCTTTATAATATTGCTCTACCATCATATCATTGCATTCACCCATTGGTCCCTCAGGTGTAGGTACACAAATTATAATACCATTATAATCTGAGTAATCTAAATGTGGTAATTTATACCCAGCAGGTTCATCTAGAATATCAACTGAATATTTTGTCCATTTATTATTTTTAATTGAATCAGTAGTTAAGCCAGTAAATACGGCTTTGCCTACTGCTCCATAACCGATTATTAAAAATCTTTCAATACGTGGCCTATTAGCATGGTAATCTTGAATTTTCTTTGTTGACTTAATATCTTTTGTCTTTTTCATATGCTATATTATAACACAAATTGCTTAAAAGTACATACCTTTATGATACTCTTTAAACCAATCTGTGTAATGTTTAACTCCTTCTTGAATTGTTGTGGTTGGACTATATCCTAATCCTTGAATCTTTGTAATGTCTGCTTGTGTTGATTTGACATCTGCTGGATGCATAGGTAACATATTCTTTTGTGCTACTCTACCTAATTCATTCTCTAAGCATTCTATATAATCCATGAGCTCATTTGATTTACCTGTACCAAGATTATAGATCTCATGATGATTTATTGCTGGAGTGAGTAATAGATTCTCTAATACAAGATGAATACCATCAACTAAATCACCAACATAAGTAAAGTCTCTTTGCATATCACCATCGTTATATACATCAATAGGTTTACCTTGAGCCATAGCTTCTGCAAATAATCCTAGTGCCATATCAGGTCGACCGTATTCACCATAGACCGTGTAGAATCTTAAGCCTGCGGCTAGCAGTTTCGAAGATTCAAATTGCTTTTCATTTACATATTTAGACCAAGCATAAGGATTAAGATGATCAGAATCTACAGTAGATGATGAGGCATATACAACAGGTATTTCATATTCCTCACATGCATGAATCAATCTTTGAGTTCCAGTTATATTTGTATCAATATACATTTGTGGATTCTCTAAAGAATGTCGTACACCTGCATGTGCAGCTAAATGAATAACTCCATCATAATTTTCTAGATGATGTCTCCAAGGGATAATCTCTATATCATGATTATATGTTTTGATACCAAACTTATCTTTTAATATGTTTGCCCTATCATGTTTTAATTGAGGATCATAGTAGTCATTAAAGTTATCTACACCACCAATTTCATAACCTTGCATAGCTAACTTCTCAGCTAAATGAAACCCAATAAAACCAGCAATACCAGTAATATATATTTTATGCATGAGCCATAAGTAATTCTAATCCTTTCTTCTTCTTTTCCTTTTCTTCCTTTGCAAAATCTTTGACAGCTTTGTCAGTATCTTGTATTCTAGAGATCTTTTCACGAAGTGTATCAAGAAATGATTGATCGATTGGACTATTTAAATCAATGGCAGATACAAACTCTTCAATGTTTGCTTGCTCCATAAATTTAAATTTAATATCAGCTTGTTTCTTTTCTTTAACGATTCTACGTATAAAAGCAAAGTAAGCTATCTGTGTAAAATATGAGAATGCATTAGGCTTACCAGTTCTTGTGCTTGCATCTATTCTATAATTGTATATTGCTTTCAAACAGTTCTCAACTCCATCCATGACCATTTCATCTCGGTATGTATATCGTACAAAGTTTGGCTTATGAGATAATCCTTCACAGATCTTCATAAAACATATTGCGATATAATCAGGTACAACTGGATTCTTCGTACCAGCTTCTTTTGCTGCATTTGCTTGTGTAA